AAGGCAAGGCACACCTCGGCAATCGTCGGGGAGTAGCCGTGGTCGGCGATGTACCGAGACAGCCATCGCAGGATGTCCTGCTGGCGTTCGGTGAGCGGTTGGCGTTCGGTGGTGGTGGTCATGTCGTGGCTTCCTCCTTGAGCCGTTTCGCTTCCGCCAGTTTCCTCGTCAGTGCAAACGCTTCGGCGTCCCTCCCGGTCCACGCCCGTGGCGGCGGCTTGTCCTCGGGCCTGCGGCCCGGCTCCCGAACCGACCCGCCCTTGTCCTGGCACCTCGCCAGCCACCGGACCAGGAACGCCCGCCAGTTGCGGCGTCCCGCCCGTGTCGGGTTCGCCTTCAGCCAGGACGTCGCCTTGGCGAGCTCCTGGTCGAGCACGGCACCGGGGTAGGCCGTAGCCCATTCCTGCCGGTCGGCCGCCGTAATGCCCTCCCAGCCCGTTTCCGAAGTCCACGAGACGGCGGACTTCGCCCGCGAGCGGGACGGCTTTGCCGGAACGCTCGTGGGAACCGGCGCAGCCGGTTGTATTTCTTCTGTTATGTCCTGTCCTGTTATGTCCTGTGGTAGACGCACCTGTAGACGCACCTGCGCCTCTTGCGCGTCTACAGCAGCGCCTCCGGTGCGCCTCCACTTGTCCTGACGCCTGTTTTTCAGGGCTCGCCGCTTTGCGGCACCGCCGAAACGCTCCTCCCATTTGGGAATCTGGGCAGTTTCGCCGTCGAAGACGATCCAGCCGACAGCGGCAACTGCCTCCCAGAATGGGGACTCGCCACCGCAGATCCGGCCCAAGCGTGACGGCGTCGAGCGGAACCGGCCGTCGGCGGTGTTCAGTTGGACCCAGCCCCAGAGCTTGAGCAGCCGGAACACGATCACCTCCACCGGCTCGCCGGTCAGGTCAACGAGCTCCTGGACCTCAGGCTTGGTGTCGAGCGATACGTCTACGGGGAACCATTCAGCGGCCATCTGTGGCGTCCTTCTATTCGTAGATTTTCCATTCCTTGCGACGCCGCAGTTTTTCGTCCACAAACTGCCCGCTTCCTCGCCAATCAAACGTTTTCCTGGCCGCCGCAACAGCCATTGCCGACTTTGTTGCGAGTCGGCCTGCATTTGGAGATGTAATGCAACTCAGCAAAATGAATTTCAGATTCCGGCATTTTGATGACGGCCAACTTGCAGTCGGCAAGTTCTCGGCGGCTTTTGGAAACTCGCCGCGTAACGTCCATTGACTTTCCGACGTATCGCACGGCACCGGTCGACTCGCAAACGGCTATGTAGATTCCCGCGAACGACTCCATTGCCCTGACTTCATCAATGGAAAAAACCGCTGGAGGGACTGGTGGGTACGCGGAGTCATCTGCGCAAAAAGTGGCGATGCAGCGTTCGGCGTTTTGTGCAGCCTGTGCGCGGCGGGCTTCCATGCGCACGCGATTCCACCTCTTGAAAGACACGTCTGGACTCCATTTCATGCGGCGCGGCCTCTTCGCGTCGGCATGAAGTGAAGTAACGCTCAGGCACGCACGTGTCTTGCCTGTCCTTTTGTGTTTTCCGATCCACGCCTCCGTTTGAATGTGGAAGCCAACCGGCAGACGGAAAACCTTCGCGTCCACAGGATCTGCCTCGGAATCCAGGTCGTCATAAAGCCAAGCTTCGTATGTTTCGTCTTCACATCCGCTGGGATAACTGAGGACCGAAATGGTTGAGTCAGGCCAGAACGCAATAAAAGCGGTCATGCCGTTGCCCTCCACACCCGCTCCGGCCGCCCGCTCGCGCTCGGCCTGGTCGCCCCTGTCGTCTCGACTCTCCCGGCGCGTGCGAGCCCGTGCATCCTTCGGGCCACCTGTTGCTCGGACAACCCGCAGCGGCCGGCGATCTCGTCCTTGGTGCCCGGCCCCGCCGCCAGCGCCTCGAGGATCCGCCGCTCGTGCTCGCCCTTGAACTCGCGGGCCGCCTGGCCTGCGACCTTGCTGGTGACCGGGTCGGTGCGGCGAAAGAGCGGGAGGTGGTCGACGCTCGTGCTGTAGTAGTCGCTCATCCTTTGAGCCCTCGTCGTCCGTGTATTTGCCGGGTTACGCCCGGCGCGACCGCTTCGCCCGCGGAGGCCGGGCTGCGGCTGCGGTGGATTTCGCCGTCGCCCGCTTCGGCACCGCTCCCGTCTTCCGGGTTTCCCCCTGCGGCTGGGGTGGTTTCTTTCTCATCTGCTCCCAGGAGTCGTGCCATGCCATCAGTCGCTCGCCTCCGGTGGTGGTGTCGGGTCGAGTTGCTGCAGGCGCACCCGGGGCTCGTACTTGTTTTGCAGGGCCACAAGCTGCTCGATCAGCCGTGACTCCCGCTGGTTGGCCCTCTGGCTCGCGCCGCCCAGGTCGGCGACCCAGGCAGCCATCCGAGGCCGATGTAGCCGCTCGAGCTCACGGACGATGTCGGCCGTGCTGTTGAACGTGTCGTCGATGGTCTCGGGCTGGATCACGTGGTGGCCTCCGTGCCGGCGGCCTCGTGCTCAAACTCCTGCCCCTTGTCCTCTGGCTCGGCCAGCAGGATCTCCGCCTTGTGGTGAATGAGGTCCACCAACTCGCTCTTCTGCTCCTGGCTGAACACGCCCTCGTTCGTTCGCTTGTCCACGAGCGTCCGCAGGGCGTCGAGCATGTCGAGATTCGTCGCCCTGCTCACGGCGAGACGGGCCCTGCCCATCGGGTCGTCGATGGGCGACTGCGGCGCGACGAACGAGGCCGGGTGCGAGACGTTGATGCCGGCTGTGGCTTGCGTCTGCACGGGCGGCGGTGCCGGCTCGGCCGTCGGGTAGTCCTGGGCCTCTTCGGCCGTGATAAGGCCACGCAGTGCGTCTGCGAAGGCGTTACGAAGGGCGAAGCCCCTGGCCCGCAGTGCCAGCATCCTGGCAGGATATTGCGTCCACGGCCCCGCCTTGCCGGCCAGGCCCGCCCGCTTGGCGTCAGCCATCGAGAACCTGCTGACCGTCGGGGCCGGGTAGCCCCGCCGCTTGGCCTCGCAGACCGCCACCAGGGCGTCACCTTCGCCCTCGGTGTATTCGCGGACGTACTCGCAGACGGGGCTCGACTGCACCAGTGCCAGGGCCGCGTCACCCCAGATCGTCGGCCTGCCGTTGATGACGGCAATGCTCTGGAGCGATTGCATCGGCGACAGGCCGACTTCGCTCCCGTGCTGGATCGCCAGCAGGCACGACTCGGGCTTGTTCCTGAAATCCTTCGGGGCGAACTCGCTAGCCGCCACCATCTTCGAGAACCGGAAGGCGTCATCGAACGTCTGAAGCGCCAGCCCGCCGGCCCGTTGTGTGCTGATTTCCGTGCTCATCGTCGCGTCCTTTCTGCGTGTTGGTTCAGGAGTGGAATCCGTTGCCGTTGATCGTCTGCATCAGCTCTTGAGGCGGCGTCGGCGGATTCGTGGCGATGTTCTCAACGGCACTGGTGAGCCGCTCGAGCACGCGGTAGATCTCGTCCAGAGTCGTGTCGATTGACGCCAGCGATTTGCAGACGGCATCAATGCGGTCATCGCCAACCGCGAAGCTTTGGTCAGACATTGAGTCAGTGGATTTTTCGGCCTCGCGGTCGTCCCACTGCTGCTCCAACAGCCTCATGTCCTCGGGGTGAATGAAGTACTTGCCGCCAGCGCACGTCTTCGTCGCGCCGCCATAGCAAACGCATCGCACTTTGCCGGCGTCCACCGCACGCACGACATAGTTGCTGAATGCACGCCCGCGGGCGTTGTCCTTGACGTTCTGCACCCAGCCAGCCGGAACAGCAGCCTCCTCGTACACCCTGCTCAGTTTGTATTTCTTGCTTTGCATTAACCCGCGTCCTTTCGTGATTCGCGAATTTCGAATGTCCTTTGGAAAATCCCGCTCTGCGTCCTGCTCGGCGGGTGGTTCGTGCGTCCCTGCTGCCCCGGTTCCACCGGGCTCCTTCCGCCGTCTAGCTCCGCTGGCCGGCGGTCCTTTGCCGTCAGTGCGTGATGTCCTTCGGGTCCACGACGAGCCAGGCACCGCTGACCTCGACGACCATGCGTCCGGGCTCGATCTGCTGCACGTAGCCAGACCAGTGGCGGCCACCGGAGTAGCCCGAGACGAAGTCGCCGACGGCCGGCAGGGCCCTCAGGCTGATGGTCTGCTCGTGCAGTCCGGCGATCGCGGCCAGGTATTCGCAATGGTGGGGTTCGGTAGTCATGTCTCGGCGTCCTTTCCTCTGAGGTGGGGCGTGAATGTATCCGGCGTTTTCTAGTGGTCAAGCGTTCACGTTCGGGAATTTTTATCTGCATGAATCACGGGCAAAACAGACGTTCTGGAGCTGGAAAGTTTGTTCATGTGTTCCGCAATCGGCACCATTGCGACAAGCGTTGTACCCAAATCGGAACCAGTGTCAACCGAAAAGCCTCCAGGGCAGGGCAGCGAGCAGCTCGAGCAGGTCGTGGATTGCCCGAGCCGCTGGGGAATCGGTGCCCAGTTCCTGGCCGATACGGACCAAAACCAAGGCGGGCAGCAGGTTGTCGAGATGGCGTTTCATTTGGCCCTCCGTGGCCGTTGCCCGCCGGCGCGATTGCCGGCGGGCGTAGTGATTGGTCAGGCCCCGACGTAGTGGTAGTAGCCGCGGCTGCTGACAACGTACCGCGTCTCGCCGGCCTCGTTCGTGTGCTGGCTCATCTCGTGGCCGCCGTAATAGAAATCCATGGCTGCAGCGACTTCGATCGCCAGCGACTCGTCGAGGAACCACTGGGCGGGCACCGGATACTTCCAGCCGCGGCTATCTTCGATGGTCTTGAGAAAAGCCTTGATGATCTCGCGGGGCTCGGTGATGGGGAAGCTGGCGTTCATGGTTTTGTCTCCTTGCTGGCGTCCGCGAGTCTCATTCGCTCGCATGCCCCAATGATACCGATATCGGAACCATTGGCAAGGGGTATCCAGAAAAAATCTTTTTGGCCGTTTTCGGCCGGGAAATGGGGGGTGGGTCAGCCGGCGGCGAACTTCCCGCCCTTGGGCTTGTGGCGGCCTGTGCCCCTAGAGACGGCCGACTTCAGCCGACGAACCTCGTCGGCCGGGATCACGTAGGAGCCGCCCACGACTTCGCTGGCGACCTTTCCTTCTTGGGCCAGGCGGCGCATGTACCGCATCGAGCAGCCGTAGAGCTTGGCTGCGTCATGGCAGGACAGCATCTTCCGGCCGAAGTCGTCTTTCATCAGCGCGATCATGCCCCCAATAGTACCGATTGGGGAACGGCGGTCAAACCCGCAGAAAGCCGGGTAGTTTGCCGGCCACCGGCCGCCGCCCGTACCATACTGAACAGAACATCCAGCGGAGGGCATGGTGACGAAACATTTGTTCACCATGCTAGACTTCGCCGAAAACGCGGAGGGCAGAGCCATGACGGTGAGGGAATTTCTGGTCGAGCGGTATTCGGTGCTGCACAACCTCAAGCCGAAGACGGTAGTCCTCTTCGGTCACTCTATCGACCGGCTCCGGGACTTTCTCGGGCGCGAGCCGGAACTGACGGATTTTGACGATTTGACGGTGTCCAAGTACCTCCGGTGGCGGGCGGTCACGCCGCACAAGGGGCGGATCTGCTCGCCGGCCAGTGTCGCCAAAGACAAGGCCCACCTCGTCTCGTTGTGGAACGCCGCCGCCAAACGCCGCCTGGTCGAGCAGTTCCCGGATCTGCCCCGCAACCTGGTCCGGGTGCCGCACCACGCCCCCGAGGCCTACACCGTCGATGAGATCAGCCGCATGGTGGTCGTGGCCCGCCGCCGGTCGGGGCGAGTCGGGCCCGTGGCTGCCGCGTGGCTTTGGCCGACGCTCTTGATGAGCGCCTGGTACAGCGGCGAGCGTATCGGCAGCCTGCTCCAACTCCGCTGGTCGCAGGTCGACACCCAGCGGCGGACGCTGACGTTCCTGTCCGAGCACCGCAAGGGCCTCGGACGCACGATTACACGCCACATCACGCCCCAGCTGGCCGAATGGCTGGAGAAAGGCCGCAGGGCCCCTGACGAGCTCGTATGGCCCTGGATCGACCACAGGAACGAGGGCTCGATCTATCCCCGCCTGCGGTACATCTGCAGGTCGGCGGGCGTCACGCCCAAGGGGTTCCATTCGATCCGCAAGGCGGCCGGCAGCTACATGAAGGCGGCCGGCGGGGACGCGACCGACTTCCTGACGCATCGGGACTCCAAGACGACCAGGGACCACTACCTGGACCCCAAGATCGTCGGCGAGGCCTCGGCCTTGGACTTCCTCCCGCCCCTCGACCTCGACGGGCCGGCGACAAATCCTCGGCAGTTGCCGGCAAGTACCGAGGATTCGCCAGGAGACCGGCCGGCGGCTTGACGTATGTCAATTGCCCCGGGCACCAGCCGGGAGTAGCGTTGTGTCCACCGAAGGGAGGGCATCATGGGCCTACTCTCGTTTTTCAGCCCGCGATCATGGGCTCGATCCAGAGCCGAACAAGTCACGTGGGATGGCGGCTGGCCGCAAAATTCCCCGCGGCGAACGCTCAGGCAATTCTGGATCAACGATCCAATCGCCATTAAGCCGACCAAGCTACCGCTTGGGACGCTGGCGAAACGCGTCACGCCGTGCGTCGACGTCGACTTCCATTTCGATCACGGCCAAATCGTCGTTGACAGGGCTCGCGTGTGTACGTCGGTGTCGCCGAATTGTGCGGCCATTCAGGGCGAAGCGTTTGACGCGGTCGCCAGTTTCTTTGGCCGCGGTGTTCTGGAGTCTGTCCTCCAGCTGCAGGCAGACACAAAGAAGTCGGATTTGCGCAGCTGCGTTTTCAGGGTGATGGCCCAGGAACGTGAGGCCGCAGGCCTTGACGTCCCGGGACGGGGGCGGCGCGGGTAAAGGAAGCGAAACCCCGCGCCGCCACGCCCGCCCGGATCAGTGTTTCTTGTCGGCGTCGATGAAGATGGAGAACCCCAGCCGCGCGCGGGCTTCCATCACGTCGACCTTCTCACGGCTGCCCGGCAATGCCGCCGTCGGCTTCGGTGAATCCATCACGGCCTGCACCTCGCGGACGACCTGGTCGAACTCGTCGCGGGCCAAGAGCAGGGCGTCGTGCAAGATCGTCCGGTCGTAGTTCGCCGCTCGCTGGTTGTAGGCATGGTTTCCTATCAGCGAGTCACCACCGACTTCGCGGCGGGCGCTGTAGATGAGCAACGTCGACCGCAGGTGAGCCTGGACGCGTTGGACCCTGGTGAGCCACTTCCGCAGCTTTGGGTCTAGGTCGTCAGGCCACCTAACTCGCTGTGCCAAGCGACCGCTCCGGGCCGCTTCCTTGTGAGTGCCACCCTACCGAAAGCGTCAAGCGCCAGAGCGATACCGGACCTCCCACATGCAGCGACGGAGGTCGATCCGCTGCTCGGTGGAGCCAAACCAGATGTTTGCCACCTCGACGACGACCGGCATCAGCAGGTGGTCGATCGCTGCCAGCGTGTTGGCCGCGGTGCCCCACCGCATCTCAAGGTCTTCGCGGACCTTGGCGGCAATGACGCGGACGGCGTTGAGCACGAGGTAGTCCTCGCAGTCCTTGGACGCATAACGTGCCATCGTGCGTTCGGGCCACCAAAGGAGAACCGTGTCGACCACCTCGGCGGTCGCGTCGTGCATGACCGGCGCAATGTGCAGCCGCCGAGTGATGATGGCGTGTAGGTCATTCAGCAGCATGCCGAGCGCGTCGCCCACGGGCACCTCCCGCCACTAAGGCCTGGCCGGTGATCCTGACGAGGGCGACGCGCCCGACACGCGGCATTTCGCGTCCGGGCAGCCAGCTGCACCACACGGGCACTTGGTGCGATGCCCGTCCCCGTGCGTGATCCAGCCTGTGCCATTGCAGTCCTGGCACCGCTCGGGCTTGGGCTTGGGGCCGGGGGCCGGGGGCACAGGCGTCGGGGCCTCGACGACCATCGACGCCCTCGCCGCACTGACGGCAGCGGCGGCCCTAGCCGCCTCGCGGTCAAACGCGACCGGGTCGGCCGAGAGCCACGTGAGAATCCAGAGGATCCAATTCCAGAGCGTCATCTACCAGCCCTTCCCGTGATCTATGACAGCGTAGCCGTCGTCGCCAATGGCAGGGGCTTTGACGATGTGCCTCGCGTCGGGCTCTGGTGGTGCGGGCTCGACGAACACGGCGACCCAGAGGAGCGTCTTCGCCGTCTTCACGATCCAGCGGATGACGGGCCGGTCCTCGAGCGGCTGCGGCTTGCGGTCAGGCGACGAGGCCAACCAGTAGCCAAGGGCGGCGCAGGCGATGAGGATGAGCAGTGTGTTGCGGTCGAGTTTCATGGTCACCTCTAATACGCAAGCGTCAGGCTCGGAGCCTGGGCCGGCTTGCTCAACGAAAGGGTTTCGACGGGCACGGGCATCAGCCAGTTGCCGTTGTGGAGGTCGCGCCAGCCGAAGCCTTGGACGGACCCGACGGCGAACGAGTCTTGACCGGCGAGCATGCGGTCGACGGTGGACCGGCTCACCCAAAACGAGCCCTCGGGCATGTCGGCGGGCCACTTCGGGCCCGAGATCCACGCCGTGCCCCAGCTGTTGAGGCACAACAGGGCGTCCGACGGGCTGCCGTTGGCCTTGTAGCGGACGGCCACGAAACACATGCAATGGGCCCACGACCCGGACGGGGCTGCGTAGCCCTGGGCGTCTCGCGTGGACGCGAAGCCCTGCATGGAGCAGACGGGGATGGCAAACCCCGCCTCAATGGCGGCAGCGGCCTCGTCGAACGTCTTGACTAGGGCGACGTGTTTGGCGGGATGCTTCTTCGCCAGCGTGTCGAGCTTCCCGGCATCGCCCTGCCCGCCGTTGCCGTAGTTGCCCCAGGCCTTGGCCTTGTCCTTGCTGTAGACACGGAGGTCGTGGCCGCCGATTTGCTCGCGGTAGACGATGCCCCAGTCGCGGACCCAGCGGGCCGCGGCCCCGCCGTAGGATCCGTCACTCCAGCCGCCCCCGCCTTCGGGCTTGTTGCGAGCCTCGACCCGGGAGCCGCCGTAGATGCTTTCGGTCGCCGGCATGGGGGGCGGGTTGGCAAGCCGGCCGGTCTCCCAGTCGACGCACTGCGAGACGTAGACCCCGTGAGCCCAGCCCCACGAGACGCAGTCGCCAATCCCCTGCCGGCCAACGCTGAAGGGCTTCCCGTAGAGTGCGGCGTGGGCCTTGTAGGCCGAGCGGTAAAGGAACGTATCGACGTTCTTCGCCTCGCGGATCGTCTCGGCCCCCGCCTGCCGGAACAGCGGCTGTTCGAGCTCGGCGAGGAACTCGGCCACGCCCTCGGGGTTGGGCGTGTACCCGTAGTTGTCGTCGGCCACCCGAGGCGGGCGACCGTCACGCCACGACTCCAGGGCGATGGTGATGCCGAGCCCCAGGAGCAGGGCGGCCGTCAGGAGTTGCCAACGAGCCTTCGTCGATGAGCTCATCTGGCAGCCGCCTCCGCAGCCCGCCCGACCTCACGGTAGGCGGCGACCCAAGCAGCCTTCGCCTCGGGCGTCAGCGGCCCGCCAGACGTGCCGGCAGCGGCGTTGAGGTAGGCCTCAATGGCCGCCCGGGCCCGGGGATGCTTGTCGCCCAGCGACTGCCCACGGACCAGGAGCAGCCGGGTGCGGGTCCGCAGTTCGTCAAAAGCCACCCCGGACTTGATGAGCGGGTCGGCCTGCATCGCGTCCCACTCCACCTCGGCGGCGAGCTCGTGGCACAGGGCCGCCGTCGTGGCGGCGTCCGCTGCGGCGTCGGGTCCGACGAACGTGCCCCGGAGGTCGAGCTTCGTCACGTCGGGGGCCGGCGTCGGCTCCGGGCCGGCAGGCGAGCGGCTCGCGTAGGAAAACAGGGCCGCAGCTCCCAGGGCGATGGCGGCGTAGTGCCGGCGGTCCAGCCGCTCGAGCATGTGGGCGTGGTCTTTGATCCACGGCCAAGCCAGCAGGGCGGCAGCGGCGAGGAGCAGCATGGCGGTGATCACGGGGCGGCCTTTCGGACCAGGGGCAGTAGGGATTCAATGGCACCCGCGGCGGCGAGCAGCACGAGTTGGCGGATGGTGGGGCGGGCGATGAGCCACACCGGATACGCCCACATCGGGACGGCCTTGTCGGCGACGGCGTCGAACAGCAGGCCGACGGCCTCCAGGCACCACGCCTTCTTGGCGGCACCGTCTTGGGGCAGGGAGTCGAGGGCCGCCATCACGGTCTTCAGCAGGGCGACCGTGAGCTCGCCAAACTCGGCCACGGTGATGCCGCCAGAGGACGCGGCCACTGCGGCCTCAATGAACGCACGGACCTTGGCGGCGACGCCGGAGACGTCGCTGGCGATGGCAATCGGTGCAGACGAGATCATGTCTTGACTCCGACGATGTAGAGTTCCACGTCCGCTGCCGATCCGCCGTTGTTCGTGATGGCGATCACCTTGTCGCTCGCACTCGTGGCGTAGCCGCCCTTGGGGTGCGAGACGTAGAGCACGCCGTCGGGCCCGATGGTCGTCGCGCCGGCCGCGAGGGCCGTCCAGCGATTGGACGTCGTGCCGCCGACCGCCAGGCTTGCGGTGGTTGAGCGGTTCTTCACGAGCAACGCCTTGACCTTGGCGAGCGAGACGGTGCCGGTGCCGCCCATCACATTGAGCGGCAACGACCGCAGGTCGACCGTCGCCGTGACGCTGGCGGCGATCGTGATGACGTCCTTGTAGTAGCCGTTGGCCTGGTCGTCGCCGGTGCCATCGGCCAGGGCGAACGTCAGGTTCACCGTCGCCGTGTCGGTGACGGTGGTGGTGTTCAGGTCGTCGACCCACCGTGGGACGATCCGCAGGCTGCCTGTCAGCGAGAAACTAGCTGCCACTGCCGCTGCCTCCCGCTGCCGTCGAGGTGCCGAACAGGTAGAGCTCGTAGGTGACCGCCGATGCGTTCGGGTTGGCGATGCGGATCACGCTGTTGGCCTCGGTGACCTCCCACGAGTCGGTCTGGTTGATGCTGAACCACTCCGAGCCGGGACCGACCTCGGCCGCATAGACCACCGTGGGGCGGCCGGGGTCCACGCCGACAAGCAGGCGACGCCCAGAGGTGGTGGTCGTGTTGACGACCCGGATGGCCCGAAGCTGGCGGAACGCGAATGGCACCGTGACGCCGAGCGTCTGCTGCGTCAGGTTCAGCAGATCGAACGATTCAATCGTGTTGGCCGGGATCGTGCGCGAGTCGGCAAAGACCAAGTCCGCCTCGCCGGGGCCGTCGCCGTCGGTGATGTTGTAGGTGGCGTTCGCCGTCTTGCGGTTCGTGATCGACCCGACCTCTTGCGTGTCGAGCCGGGTCCACGAAATCGCCGTGCGGACCTGGCCGGTCAGGGAATCGGTGAGCGTGTCAGCCATGACGCAGCACCCCGGATGCGAGGGCTTGGAGCAGGGCCGCCGGCTTCACGCCAAGCCGAAAGGCTGTCAGCTCGATGTCGGCCCGTGACATCTTGGCGGGCCGCGTGCTGGTGAATTTGCCCCAATACTGCTGCTGCGGCGTATAGTTCGCCGCCAGGGACGTGATGTCACCCGGGGCCGCGATCGGCTCGCGTCCGTCGGCACCGCCACGGCGGAAATGGGCGTGGGCAATCACGTCCCCCATCTCACCCGCCGGGGGGCGAAATCCGCAGGGGCTATGGCCGGTCGGTTTCCCGGTGCAAGACCAGTGCTATGGCCGCGTAACAGGCGATGTCTTTGAGCGTGTCTTCGATGCCGTCGAACTCGCACTTGCCGCGGCGGAAATACGCTTTGAGCCGGTGCATCTTGTCGGAGATCCGCAGGATGCAGCCCGCCCACGCTGGCATGTTGACGACGTCCGCCGACGAGCGAATGTTCGACAGGGCATCCTCGTCGACACCGTAGTCGAGTGTCTTGCGAAGGTGCAGGTTTCGCAGTTCGTCGAGGACGTCCAGAAACTCCCGGGAGCCGGGGCGAATGTCGTTGTGGCTGCCGGCGTTCATCACGCCATCGCCTCTCAGCCGCTGCGCGTCGAACTCCTTCTGGCCCTGCAAGATCCAATCCACCGGGATCACTGGCGTATCCGAGTCGGCGATCTCGGTCGGCGTGGGATCGGTGGTCGTGTCGAAACAGCGGGCCGCCGCCTCTTGGGCAGGCTTGCACCCGGCGAGCGACGCCGCCATGGGCGAGTAGCCGTGCTTTTTTGGGTCGTCTTCTGGCGTGGCATCCATGCGGGCGGCGACTGCGTCACGGAGCGCCCTGTTGTCTGCCTCGAGCTGGTCGAACGCTGCGGTCATCGCTTCCCTTTCCTGAATGAGTCGAAGAACGTCGGCGGCGAGCGTGCCGGCCGTGCCGGTGTAGGCACCGGAGAACCGACGGGCGCGGTGCTCTGCTGCCGTTATGTAGTCGGCGTCAAGCACGAGCAGCACCTGCGACGAGCATCCCGGCAAGGCCTCCGCCGGGAGCGTAGAACCACGTCTCCATGGCCTGCCGTGCCCCGAGGTAGCCTTCCTGCGAATGCCAGTCATCGGGCGGGCACAGAGCCGGTGCGATTCGCACGACCACGCCGTCAACCGTGTCGATGCCGTCGGTGTCGATCACTCGCCGCATGCGGGCCGCTTGCTTGTGCAGGTGGCCCGTGTGGAACTCGCGGTAGCGGCATCGGCTCCAGGCGTCGGGCACCTCGAGGGCCATCAGCGACGGCAGCTTGCCGCGAGCCTTGTCGCCGTGGGCGAAGCCGATGAGGTTGCCGGCATGCTCAAGGTACTGGCGGTGCGTGTAGGCCTGGTGAATCGTCACCCGCTTGTCGGGTTCAAAGTGCGTCGCCAACAGCAGGCGGAACCACGCGGTCATCGTCTCGTCGTGGTTGCCCGGGACGCAGACAACATCGGTCGTGCAGGTCTCGGCCGACCGTTCGACAAGGTAGGTGGCCGCGGCCGTACCGGTCTCAATCATCTTCTCCAACCGGCCGTCGCGCTCCAGCTGCGTGCCGCGCGTCGTCTTGGCGTCGGGCGTGTCGTAGTGGTACACGTCGCCGAGAAAGGCAATCGTTCGCCGGGCGGGCTCTTGCCGGTCGCCAGCGTCGATGAGCCGCAGCCCGGCGTCACGGACCAAACGGTCGGCGTGGTCCAGGTCGTAGTCGTCACCGCCGGTCGTGCGGCCCCATGCGTATTTGCCAAAGTGCGGGTCGGCCACCACGATCACCTGCCAGACGCCGTCACGCTTGGCCTTCGTCGCCTTCGCCTTGGGCTTGCCGATGCGGCCCGAGGCGGCGGCCCCGGCGATCATCGCCTCGACGGCCTCGCGGATGCCCGGCCCGGCCTTGGGCTTGAGCCGCACGTGCACGCGGTGTAACTCAGTGACCACCGGCTCGCCGGTGTTCTTGTCGGCCGTCAGGCCTTCCCACTTCGTCGCCTCGCTGGTGGCGACCTCAAATCGCTCCATGTCGGCGTCGATGTGCCGCAGCAGGTCCTCTACCGTGCGGATGCGGGCCGAGACGCTGCGGACCTCGAGGCCGTCGGCCGTGTCTTTTTTGGTGACCTCCTCAATGGTCAATCCGTGGTCGCCGCTCATCTTGGCGGCGATCTCGCTCACGACACTCTTTCGAGCCATGCGAGCACTCCCTGGTATTGAACGTTCGCAATGCCACGGTCATTGAGCGTTCGCGCAATCGCCTCGGCCGCCGGCTTTTTCTTCGCGCCAAACCGGCCAGCTTGATAGGCCTCTTTGATCTGGCGAAGGGTGTCAGCGTGTTCCGCCGACACTCGGTGATGCCACGACTGGGGCTGACGGTCCCGAAGGTTGCTCATGACATCGTCGATCACGCTGCCGCTTGGCTGTGCCATGCGTCACTCCTCGTGGTCGTCTGGCTGCCGGAATCCCTCGGCATCAAGCAACCCGCTGACCGTCTCGGAGAACTCGCAGACGGCGTCCTCGCTCAAGTCAGGCCAGCGGGCGTGAATCAGTTCGTGGAGAATCGTGTCAAGCAGGTCGGCACCGTGGAGCCCTTCACGGAGAAAGATCGTGCGCGTCGTGTAGTCGCACTTCCCATCGCAATCACGAAGCCGGGCATTGCGCTGAATCTTCCAGCGTTGCTCGCCGACGTAGACCGTGCGCCGCTTCCTGATCGGGGCCATACCCCTACGCTACCGACGCTGTCCAGCCGGCGAGCCGGCGGTCGTACTCGGCCTTGGCGTCCGGTGCGAACCGCCGGTTGATCAGCGACTTGATGATCTCCCCTGACGCGAGCTCGGCCTTGGCCTGGCAGGCGTGCTGAAACACCAGCCGCCCCTCGCTGTCGTGCTGGCAGATCGCCGGGTGTCGCCAGTCGGGATTCTTGGGCGGCATGTGATACCGCTGCCCGCAGAGGTGCCACGCCAGCAGGAACGTGTCCTTGTCCCCGTAGACGAACTTGTAGACCTCGTCGCTGTGGTCGTTGAGGCAGAGGGCCACGTCGAGTGCCTTGGCGTGCCGCCGGCGGTCCACCAAGATCTGCCCAGACTCAAAGGGCCGGGCCTGTGGCACGGGCTCAAGCCCCACGGCCCGCCAGGCGGCCTCTGGCACCCACTGGGCACGCTCCCGGCTGGGGGGCAGATCGGGCCAAAACATGGCCCCAGACCGCTGGTAGGCCGTGTCGTGGAAAAGGTAGCTCGGGTCGACAGCCGGCACGTTGTCTGCGTCCAGGAGCAGCACCTCGGCAAAGCCGCAATGCGACAAGGCGAACGACTTGAGCCACCAGCCGGCGTGCTGGGGCGACCGGGCCACGGACCGGGTGAAGATGCCACGCTCCCGGCAGAACTGGCCGACGTCGACCAAGCGGACGCCGGGCTCGCCCTCAAAGACGCCCCGGATCGGGCCCGGCATCTCGTGCGAGAAGTGCCAGACCTCGACGGGCAGGCGGCAGCCGAGGCCACGCAGGGCGGCGATGAGGTGGAAGGCAAGCCTGGCGTAGAGGTCGCCGCCGGCGACAATCACGATCCCGGTGTATTCCCGGCTCGTGGGCATCAAGACCGGCGGGTCGTCAAGCACGTCGGCCAGAGCGGCCCGGAACTGGTCGGACAAAGGGCACCTCTGCCCGTATGGTAGGGAGGTGGTGGGGGCGGGCCGCAGGGGGTGGTGATTTTGCATGAACAGCGACTCTGCCGATGCGATTTAGCCATTCCTGCCGTTTCTCGCAGCCGCAATCATCAATCCCGACAACACGAGCCACGCGGGAGAAGCGGCTTTTCGTGATGCCGACCGTTGCAAAAGCGTAGGCCACGAGGTCGCCTAGCCCTTTTTGATTTTCCATAGATAGTTCGGGACCGTGTTGGCAGGGACCGTGATTTCCTCGCCCTCCGCAAGCGCCTGCTCTTTGTCTTGCGACAACACCAGTGCGTCGGTGATGCCAGCGATTTGTCGCTTGACTACGTCTTGTTCGCCAACGCTGGTCATCTCGCCCCAGGTGACATTGGTTGGTCCGCGCCCGACTACAAGGTATTTCTTGAAGTTCGCTGGCTCAGGACCAGGTCCGGTCCAAAAACGAACCTGCGCCGCTTGCGCGGGTACGGTCGTCGGCCATTCTCTTTCGCGGTCCTCGTAGTGGAGATTTGCTTCCAGGACGAACGTGACGTTGAGAGACAGCACTAGCTCGCCAAGCGTAGCCGTGCCTACCTGCGTGAACACTTTTGCGGCACGGGATGCACTCAACCGGGCCAGCGCCTTAGTGGCAGATACCGTGCCTTGCAACATCCTGACACGCCGCTTGTCGTCATTTGCCGGGCCGGTATAGGTGGCCTGCGGGATGCGATCAAAAAATGCGTTTTGCCAGTGTGGGGGCTCAACTTCTAGATCAACGGCCGGGGCACCGACAATCAGCCCTTTTTCGTCAATTTGTGCCTGCGTCCATAGTTCGTCGTGCGTGTAGGCGTTTTGCCACACGTTGAGCATAGAATTGAACTCATAGTCATCCAGGTCTGGAGGAACTTTTGCGACTGGCGACTCGTTCGGCAATCCAGACAGCCAGTAGAGTCCCTCTCCTTCCCGCACAAACTGCTCGCCACCTTCCTCCATGTTCTTGACGTAGGCCCACGTCGGCACGGGATACACGATCATCCTGGCTTGTTCGCCGTCGATGCTGTCGCCGCAATACCAGTTGTTCTGCGCGAGAATGTGCCCTTCGAGTTCAGCAGTGAAGTGCAATGGCGACGAATTGAGCGCAAGAATTCCCGGCAATGAGAAATAAATAGCCCGTCGCCATTGCTCCGGCCCTGTGTCGTGTCCCGAGATTGGAAAGTTAATTTCCGGCTCGGCACCTCCACGGAAATAAGGCCCCCAATACACTGCGTCTTGCGCAATCTCATTGCCATCCCCATCACAAGGCACGAGCCGCACCTCAAACGTCGTGATGTCTCCGTCGCAACGGATTGCCGATGCGTGCTTCTGCGGCGCAGACGGGTAGCCGCATCCGCTGACGAACCCTGGCGGGCATGGGTCAATGGTCGTGCCCAGTTCCCAAAAGGAACTGCGGTCAGCCGGGCTGGTCAGCGCCGGAACTTCCGGCACAAATCCCGCATCACCGATAGGTCGGTATCTTCCGAGCCCAGTCACTTGCTCGTCGGCGTCCTCGAGCTCAACCACTTCTGGACCTTGATTGCTTTGCAGAAACACACCGCCAGACACTTCCAGAGACACGCGCCCAGGCAACGCCGTGGCAGATCGCATTTCCGTCACGCTCGCAACGCCGCCGATCGATCGCACAGACGAAGCAACGTCGATCAGCGTCGCCGACGGAACATCGTCGGCCATTAGCCATGAGGCCCGCGCGGCCAACTGGCAAGGGTCTGCGGTGTCGTCGTCTGCGACCAAACTTCCATCGGGTGCGAACGTCAACAAGAAAAACGCTCGAGGCGGCTGGTCGGCTTCCCACGCCACAGAATATTTCAGGTTAGGCGTGACTTCGGTCACCGTGAACGTGGCACCTACGGAGTCGCCGTTTTGCGTTAGCGACATTGCCGCTGCGATGGTGGCCTCAATCGTATCGTCTCCAGCCGGAACGACCGTGCGATTGAACACGATCATGGCAGCTGCCATAGGACTGCTTGCTGGAGCTAGCAATTGTGCATTCTTCCGGACAAAAACAGACGCCAATTGTTGACTCTGCGATTCGCCTGGGAGCAGCAATGTTGCTATTGGACCGACGCGATTGCCAGGCTGTAGCCGCGGCCACACTTTGTGAGTATGGGTCGTTGTCGGTTCGTGTGGCCTGTTGCCGGCGCGATCGAACACTGCACTGTGGTCGTACACCGTGACTGTGTGCGTGCCTTGCGTCACCGGCACCTGGAGAGCAGCGGCCAGAACAATAGCGTTGCCGCGGATAGGTTCCGTTCCGTACAACGTTACGCTGTTCCTGGTAGTAGCGACACCATAAAAGCCGCTGTATATGTCATCCCATGCGGCAAACCCAACGCTCGGATTTCGGGCGTCTACTACAAACGCAGCGAAATCCTTTGTGAATTTTGCGGATCGCCAGCGTGCGTCGTAAAACCAGCCTTGCGGCCAATTTCCGACGCCACTGCCTTCGCCCGTCACGCCGTGATACAGATTGCGAGTCTCGTCGCTGTCTTCGTCCACGACGGACACCACGAAATAGCTGCCGTCCTCTTGCGTTGCGGCGTCGGATGCTGTCTCGGTGGGGCGAACTGTCGTGCTCATCGCAACGTCACCGTCCCGGTACAGCGTCACCCGCTGGCCGAGGATTTTCTTGACGGGCTTGTCCGTGTAGCCCGGCAGCGCGTCGCTTGAGCGTGTCGGCTTGAATTCGACGCCGGCGTGCGAACCAGCGGACATTTGCGGCGAATCGCCGATGGACGCCGTGACGCATAAGGTGCCCATTTCCGTCGGCTGCTCGGTCACGATCATGCGGTGCGAGTAGCCGCCGTAATGAATTCGCTCGTCACTGCCTACAGCAATAATCGCGGTCGAGTAGTAGGCGACTTCTGGCAGCGGCCTGCCTTCCCACCACTCGTCCGTGTACCCCAAGTCTCGGTATATTGGATCGTCCAGCGGAGGCTCTGCGACCCACTGGCTGACACCAGGAGGTCTAGTAACCATCTCGCCCCACTCTTCTATGCCGTCTCGTGGCAATGAATCCAGTTCCGATAGCGAAGCGTAAGGGTTGAAAAAAGGAGTGATTTCGGAAAGGCTGATCGCGTATCGGTTATCGTCGCTGTCGCCGTTGACTGGACGAACATTAAGTAGTGAATACATGTCTTCTGGCAGATTGACCGTGCCAACCGTGACGCTCGATTCAGCCACGGCCCCCGACGGCATGGTGACGCTAACACTGCCATCGTCGTGGGCCAAATCCTGACCGACTAGGATTCCGCCTGTTTCTGGGGCTACGTCTCCATTGACTGCCAGCGTCGCCGGAAAGAAATCGGCATACAGCTGAAACGCAGTCGGCCCGAACGCTACGAGTTCTACGCCGCCGTCCGTGGCAACGTAGGCAGTGCCGCCAAGTGGAGACGACACCACAAGCGGATCGCAATTGAGTGACTGAGGATCCCACTCCGGGTGGACGTAGCCAGTGTCAATCGCCTCGAGCGGTGCGCGAACGATCTCGATCCATTGGCAGCAGCAGCGGCAAGAGTTGTTGCGTCGCGGCATCAGAGCGCCCCGACGGCAAACTTGTGCTCTCCGGTCCCGGACTCTTTCCAGAGCAATTGCACAGGCCCGCAGCTTGCCGATTGCAGCTGCGTCCGGTCCGAGTCCTTGACGACGGCGTATCCGTGGTCGTCGCTCAGGACGTGAACGACACACGCAAAAGCACCGCCAATCGCCGCCGCACCCATTTTGCCATCGGCGATTGGCTCCATTGCGACAACAAACGTGTTGCGGTGCGATTGCGTCGTCGGAGTGGTGCCTTGCAGGATTGGTCCTGACGCAAACGACCTAGCACGCACAGACGCTGGATCAGTGCCGTCTAATGTGCCGCCAGATGGGTTGATGGCAATTCCCGAAATTCCCAAGACGCCAAGCCACGGCACGTCAAAACCGCTTGTGTTTCTCACAAGCACTGAATTGTAAGAATTGCTTGTTGGTGCAAGGCTGCCGGCGATCTGGCCGTACCGCCCCCCCAGCACGACGTCCGCCGCTTCCTGCGCCCGGTTCCACGCCCGCGCTGAAATAGCCTTCGACAGCTTTTGTCCAGGCTCGATGCGTCCGTCTTGCCGCGGCATGGCCTTACCCGATCCCGAGGCTTGAGAAGTTTTCCTCGCGGTAGACGCGATTGACGTACACGTGCTTGGGCCGCTTGATCAGCGTGGTGCCGTCGACGGCGTCCTCGTAACGCACCCAGAGGTACTCGTGGCCCTTCTTGGTCGTCACCGTGATTGAGCCGACGGCTAGGTTGCTCGCATTGGGTGACGCCGTGAACTTGTAGCTCAGGCTCCAAGGGCCATCGCCACGCTCTGAATCCCATTCTTGCGAGCCAGAGCAGCCCACGAACAAGACCTCGCCGGCGGCGAACCCTCGGAAGGCGCTTTGGTTCACGGTCCCTGTCAGGTTGGCCAGCGTGTTGATGTAGCCCTGCGTCACGTACTGCGACGGCACGTCGTAGGTCTCGGTCCACTGGAGGGCTGGGATCACCACGTCGACGCCGGCGACGCTGTTGTCGTCGACGCCGATGGCACCCTGCATGTTGGGTGCCCCGGTTCCATACCGAGACTCCGAGAGCGCCTGCGTGATGTGCGTCGTGCCGCCGCCAGTGTCAAACGACCGGGCCCGCTTGAGTGGATTCTGCTGGCTGGGGTCGTCGGCCCCTTCCTTGACGTAGTTGACCGTGACCTGCCACGCGTCATCGCCGAGATACTCGACGCTGTAGCTGTCGGGCAGGAAGATGGCGTCCGTGCCGGGGTACTGCCAGAAGCTGCCGCTGATCGTGGCGTTGATGTCGTTGTGAAGGACGACGTCGTTCGTGGTGCCAAACACCTTGTAGGACCTGGTGTAGGACGCGGACGCCTTCTTGCCCAGACGGACAATCGTCGCAGACCGGCTCTGGCTGTCTTCGACCCAGGTCAGTGGCATGGCTATGCGGCTACGAGGCCTTCCTCCGAAACTCGCGTGTTCTGCTCGATCTGCTTCATAACGTCGAGTTGCTTCTGGGCTAGGGACGCCCCAAAGCCCATGCCACCCACGGCCATCGCCGAGAAGGTCCCGGCGACCTCGGACTGGCTCTGCGTGGCACCGGCGGCTGCGCTGGTCACGGCAGCGGGATCCACCCTATTGGCGGAGGTGCCCATGGAACTGTTGGCCACGCCGATCCGCTCGGCGGCATCATCCAAGGCCTGCTCAAGGTTGGCCTGCTGCGTCGACGTCAACCGGCCATTCTGCGCCAGGGCCTCGAGCTCTCCGTAGTAGTCCCGCAGCTGGTCCGTCGTCGTGGCCCCCTCGATGTCCTTGAGCAGAGCGGCGTATTGATCGCCCATGACGCGGCTTGTGCTGGCGGCCCGCGACGCGGACGACGCGTTTTGCTCTGCATCCTGCGTTTGAGCACGACGAGCGTCCGCCCTCCGTGCGTTCTCTTCCTCGCGGCCTGCCATCGTCTGGTTCGCTTGTTGCCGCATCGAGTCTTCGCGACGCATCAGATCCCGCGTGGCCTCGGCGTTCTTACGCTCGGCCTCCTTCTGGCGCGCGCCAATGCCAGGACGAGCCGCCTCGCGCTCTCGTCGCCTGGCTGCCATCTCACTGTCGACCTTCTGGTTTTCCTTGGCGAGATCGTAGCCCTTGACGATGAACGACTGCACCCAGTTCCATGACTTTTTGACGGCGGCCACCATCGCATCAAACGCCGCTATCACGCCATTCACCATGTTGTCGACGACGCCCATGATGACGGCTGCAATGTTGTTCCAGACGATGACGCCGCCGTTGTAGATGTTCTCCCAGATGATCGCGATTTCCGTCCCCATCGCGGTGAACGTGTTCTGGAACATCGACACCCACGGATCGACGGCCCCCATGATGGCCTCGACGCCGCGGAGCCAGCCGGCGTACAGCCCGGCCCAAAGGACGTCCATCGCGCCGGCTAGGTCGCCGCTGGCAATCGAGTCGTAGATGCCGTTGAACGTGGTGGTAGCGATCCCGGCCATGTCGCCAAGGGCACCGCTGAAGGCCAGCGTCGAGCCAGCCATCGCACCGATCCCGACGGCGATAATGCCGATAGGGTTTGCGAGGGACAACAGGATCCCCATCGCGCCGCTGGCGACAGAAAGAGCTTTCCCAAACACAAGCAAACCTGCGCCGGCAGCCGTGAAGATGGCGATTCCTTGGGCGATTGATGCCATCAGCTCTTTGTTGGACGCAATGAATCGAGTGAAACCGTCAATGACCGGGCCGACGGCCTGCGCCATCGCCATGAACGCCGGTCCGATGGCGTCGGTGATCGCAATTGCCATCCGCTCGAGCGACGCCCGCAGTGTGGCCAGCGCACCAGACAGCCCGCTGTTCATGGCGGCGTATTTGTCGCCCACCGTCATCGCACCCGCCATGCCTTCCCGCATGGCATTGAATCCGTCGACCCCGGCCGCCGTCATCACGGCAGCCGCACGGATGGCGTCCTGCCCGAAGATGCGGCGGAAGATGTCGTCCTTCGCCGCCTGGTCCATGCCCTCGAGGGCCGTCGACAGCGTGCCGATGATTTCAACCATGGGTTTCATGGTGCCATCAGCATTGCGGAACGACTGCACCGACAGGCCGACCTGGGCCATGGCCTCGGCGGCATCGTCGGCCGGAGCCATCAGCCTCATGAGCATCGTCTTCAGCGACGTGCCTGCGTCCGATCCCTTGATGCCAGCGTTTGCCAGCACCGCAAGCGCGGCAGCCGTATCCTGAATCGACTGGTTCGCCAGGCCTGCAACCGCCGAGACTTGCGAGAACGCCTGGGCGATGCCTTCAATGCTGGTCGAACTGGCATCGGCCGCAGCCGACAGCGTGTTGGCAGCGACGTCGCCCGAGACCTTGAAGACATTCATGGCGTCGGCCATGACGACCGCGGCATCGGCGACCGCCATCTGGCCAACCTTGGCAAACGCAATGGCAGCCTTCCCGGCACCGCCGAGCACCTGCTCGACCGACATGCCGGCCTTCAAGAGCTCAAGGAAACCCGACGCCGCCTCGGTCGGGCCAACGCCGAGCGACTGCGACATTGCCATTGCCGCCTTACGGACGGCGTCGAGCTCGGCCGCAGTCGCGCCGGTGGAGGCCTGGACGTTCAACAGGACGTCTTGAAACCGCGACCCGGCGACGCCGGCCGCCACGAGCGGGGCGGCCATGCCTGCCCCGGCGGCCATCATGCGGCTGCCCACGCCGGCCATCGCGCTGCCCAGCTTGCCGACCTGGGCGTTGACCTTGTTCAGCGTGGCGAAGAACTTGCGCGCGTCCGCGCCGATCTCAACAAATACCCCGCCTTGCCTGACGCGTCCCGCACTCATGTGTCAACCGTGTGCCAGTCAGGCCCCAGGAGTTTTTTGATTTCTTCGGGTGTCGCCTGACGCACCGACTTTTTCTTGGCGAACGGATGAAACTTGGACGCGTCTTGTGCCGGCTTGTGTTTGTCTCGGTGAATGTTGGCGAGCGTGGCGATGAGGTTGGCGGTATGCCACCAGTCGTGCTCTAGGCGGCTTTGGCGAGCGGCGACGAGTTGTCGGAGGGTCCACCTGCCGGGGTGGACTCCGAGGATGCCTGCGGCTTCCCAGATGGCATCCCAGACAGATCCGCCAGCTTGATGTCGTGCAGCCCTTCTTCGGCCCGCCCCATGAGCTCGGTCGTGACTTCCTCCATCTTGGCGGCGAGAAGGCCGACCATCCTTCTCAACCGCTGGGGGAAAAAATCGGCGAGCTCCTGCTCGAGGGCCTTGGCCCCGGCGTCCAAGGCGTCGCCCCGGAGGCCCTCCAGAAACTGCTCGCGGGTGAGGTTCTTTTCCTCGACCTGCTTCACCAGAATGGCGTAGAGCACCTCGCCGATCGTGGCGAACTGGCTCCGCAGCACCTGGAACGTCTGGGCGATGGAGCCCACGTCCACGAGGTCAAACGGCACGGCACGCTTGGTGCCGGTCGGGTTGCCGTCGTTGTCGAGCTCGTCGACCTGGACGGTGACCATGTCGCGGACCCGCAGGGCCGCCGCCACGGTCAGCGCCAGACGCCACGGTCGGCCTTCGTCGTCCTTGAACTCTTTCACGCTACCCTCACTGCTTGAGACCCTGACGCGTCACCCGCGCCTCAACCGTGAACGTAGCCACGCCGTCAACCGGATCGCTCTCGGTGATGCCGGTCACGACGGCCGGAAACGACCACGTCCCGGCACCACCAGACACCGTGATGCCCGTCCCGGCTAGGAACGCGGTATTCAACGCCGCTGCGTCGGAGACGTCGTTGAACTCAATGGACACGGACACGTCGTGGCCGGTCGAGTAGACCGACGCGTAGCGGCTGCCATATTCCTCGATGTCGATCGTGCGGGCCGTCTGCGTGAAGGTCACGTTGCGGGCGCTGGCGATCGTGCCGCCGGCCGAGACGGTGCAGTCCTTGCCGAGGGTAATCGCCACGGGATCAGCCCTCCCGTGCGGTCACGGTGAAGGTCACCGCCCCGTCGATGCTGATGTTTTCCGTGACGCCCATGACCAGGAAATTGCTGGTTGGGCTATTGCTCGTCAGTTGAGTAATGACGCCCGTGGCGTCGTGGCACTCAATCTCCCACATCTTCGTGGTAAACCCGGCCTTGTAGGCCCGGTAGCCAGCGGCACCCGTCGCACCACCCTCGTTGTTGCGGTTGGTGACGTCGATGACCTCGCACTCCTCGGTGTAGGTCGCCGAGATGATGTCGACGCCGAACGGAGGGGCGGAACCGTCCTTGCCGAGAACGATGGACATGCTGGGGCTCCTGGGTTAGGCGGCGTGACGGCTGGCGGACACGGTCCAGGTCTGAATGCCGTCGATGGGGTCGGCCTTCGCCACGCTGGTCACGACATAGGCGACGTTTCCGGTGGCGGTGCCGCCGAGCGTGAACGTGTCGCCGGCCTCGACGCCGGGATCGTCGACGCACTCGACCTCGACGGTCTGCTCGACGAGAGCCTTACGGAACTTCCGCGAGGTGTCGCCGAACTTGGTGACGTCGATTTCGCTGGCCGAGTTGTTGACGGTGACGCTGCGGGCGTTGGTGATGCCCGTGATCGTCACGTCCTTGCCGAGGGTCACAGCCATGGGGGCCTGCTCCGTGTGCGGGGTGTGCCGCTCACGATAGGCCGGGCTGGCAGGCCTGCCGCAGGGGGTATGGCTAGGCTGCCTTCAGCGTGTCGCGGAACCGCTCCCGCACCCGGGCGACGATTTTTTGGACGCCTGCGGCACCTTGCATGTACGGCCGTGCCGGGTAGCGGGCCGTCTTCGTGATGGTGGTCCGCTCCCAGTTGCGGGAGCCGCGGAATCCCTTGTGCGACCAGAGGATCGCGCCGTATTCGTACTTTCTGCCGTCGGCTTTCTTTCGGGCCAAGAACCGACCCTGCGAGTCTCGGCCGCCGTTGCGGCCTCGGCTTTTCTTATCCAGCCACGCAGCCCTGGCCGCCCCGACGCCGATCCGATACGCCGTCAATTTCAGCGACCCGCCGAACTCGTGCAGCCGGCCAAGCCAGTCGGCCTTCAGCGCCCCGATGACGACGCTTCTGCGAGAGCCGTCCCAGAAGAACATCACGTCCCGGTACGCAAACCGCTTGGGCCCCCACGACTTGATCGGCTTTCCAGGCGGGCGTGGCTTGCCGCTGCCGAGCATCGTCAGGTCTTGGTACAAGCCGCCGACAAACTCGACGACCTGCCCGGCCTTCACGGCCCGGCGTCCCGCCTTAGTTTTAGACGGCGTCGCCTGGCCGATGCCACGCTTTGAAGCCTCCTGCACGTCTCGCCCGGCCTTGCGCAAGGCCTCGTAGTTGGCCTTCTCCAGGGCCCGACGCACCTTGGCCCGGTCGAAGAACTGCCCTTTGATCTTCGCCTGGAGGACGAGCTTCGCCTGCGTCTCGGCCGAACGTGGTCGAGCCATCAGCGGAATGTCCTATACGTGACCGAGATCACGGCCCGCCAGGCATTGCGGTCCTGGAGGGCGTCGTCCGGGTTGATCTCAATGGCGATGCCCTGCGGGCTCGTCGCCGGGAATTCCTCCTCGCCCCACGAGTGGGCCAGGATCACGTCGACCACTTCCTCGGCGAGCTCGAGCATCTCGTCGGCGTCCTCCGTGGCCGGCGTGTGCCGCCCGACGAAGACGTTCAGCGTGTAGTCGTGCTGGTGCTTGTCGCGGCTGACCCGCTCAATGGTGTCGCTGCCCGGCGTGACGATGATCACCGGGTCGCTCATGTCCTCGATGTCGAGGCTGGGCCAATTCTGCCGCGACACCGCCGGCTGTTCGCTGACTGACTCCCACTCCTGGGCAGCCAGGCCAGCAGCCAGGGCATCCGCCAAATCCTTGAGCAGGCTCACGCTGCAGCCTCCAGAATGCGTTCCATGGCCTCGACGTTGCCAGTTAGCCGCCGGTCCGCCGGGCATCGTGCCACAGCCTCACGGGCGAACCGCAGGGCCTCAGGCCGCTGTCCGAGGTTCCACGCCGCCACAGCGGCCAGGTCGTAGGCTTTCGTCTGGGCATCGGGATCCGTGGCATGGGTGCTCTCGCCATCGGCATTGAGTGCCTGCACCGCGAAGGCATGGCACTCCCGCCATTCCTGACGCTGGTAGTGCCGGAACGCCAGCTGCTGCCATGCGTCGGGCTCCTGCGGGGCTTCCTTGGCGGCACAGTGCAGATGCCGTTCGTCGCCCGTCAGCCGGAAGAGGGCCCGGTAGGCGTAGGACCGCTCGGTCCCGGTGCCGCCCGGCATCGTCAGGTAGTGGGCGAACGTGGCTGCCGCTGCGGCGTCGCCGGCCCATTCCATCTCCCGGGCGAGATACCACCAGGACCGGGCATCGTGCGGGGCCTCCCGCACGGCCACGCGGAGCAACGAGAGGTCCGTCTTGTGTTTCTTGCCGGCGTCACGGTGATGGTGAATCTCCAGGCCCTCGACGAACTTCTGCCGCTTTTCGCCGGTCCAGCAGAGCAAGCCCTCGTGCGTCGGAGACGACCAGCGAAAGCCCTGGCGGGCGTGGATCCGGTCGGCGTAGAAGACCAGCCCCGGCGACCCGTCGGGCTTCCAGGACCACACGTAGCGATACCGGAGGCAGTTGGCCTCCCCGTCCCACGCCTGCTCGAGGGCGGCCCGCCAGCCGGGCTGGAGCCGCTCGTCAAGGTCGAGCCGGATGCAGACGTCGACGTCCGCCGGCAGGTGGTAGAGCGAGAGGTTGTGGGCGTCGTCCCAGCGCCACGGCACCACCGCGCCGGTGCAGACCGTGACGCCCTGCTCGGCGAGGGCCTCGACGGTGCCGTCGGTCGAACCGGTGTCGGTGACGACCCGCACGTCGGCGTCCGCACACGAGGCGGCCCAATCGGCCACGTGCTTGCGTTCGTTCTTCGCCAGGGCGTAGACGCCGATCTTAAGCATGGCACTCGTGCCCCTCGTGCTTGACGTTGTTCACCTCATAGAACACCAGCGGTTCGTCGACTCTGAGCAACCGGGTGACCGTGCTGGCTCTGCGGTACAGATCCCAGTCGCTGGCCGACAGCGACCGCATGTGCCGCCCGACGTCATCCGGCACCCAGCGTTGCCACCCGCCCACGGTGGCAATGAGGTGCCGCGAGACCAGCAAGGCCGACACGGCCATCGGGTTGAACCGTGGCACGCACTCGGTGACGTCGGTCACGCCAGCGGTGGCCGGGACGCCATGCGTCCCGTAGTAGTCGTGGTGGACGCCCAGGCATTCGCCGCCCTCGGTGCGGTTGATCACGCTGGCATTCATGAGCAGACAGCCGGGGTTCGCCCGCAAGGCCTCAATCTGCCGTGCTATGCGGTGCGGCATCCACTCGTCGTCGTCGTGGCAGTAGGCGAACCAGTCGCCACGGGCGAGGCACTGGGCCACGTTCATCGTGTCCCGCGACGCCGTGGAAATCTCGCGGCCGGCATCATCGCGGAATGGCTTTTGGGTGTGCGTCCCCCGCGACAGCCGCACGACGTTGACCGGCACGGCAGCACCGGCGTATCGGTCATGTAGGCCAGCGTACTCGGGCTCGGGTGACGCATTGTCGACGACGATCACCTCGTCCACCGGATGGGTCTGCCGCAGGATGGCGTCAATCGCCCGGCAGCATTTGTCGAACCGGCGATAGGTCGTCACGAGTGCGGAAATCTTCATGCGTGAAAGCCCGTAAAGAGCGTGGCGTCATGGTCGGCCTGGTAGACGTCGAACTTGTCGGGATGGTCCCGGTACACGGCTGACCACGTGTTGACTTCCCACGTGGCCATGCGGCTCTGCTCCAGCTGGAGCGTTGCGTACTTCACGGTCGTCTCATGGAACCAGTCCGCCAGGTCAGGCGGCACGACCACGACGCCGCCGGCGACATACCAGGCCGGACTCGACCAATTGATGAGCGGACGTCCGTGCATCGGCCAGATGCCAGGCAGCGTGATTCGGTCAGGCTGGGCGGCTTCCACTGCGTCAAAGAAACGCCGTACCATGCGGTCGGTGATGGCGGCCTTGAGGTGGAAGATCCCAAAGTCGACCCACACGACGGTGTCGCCGGTGAGCGCCGCAGCCTCGGCGAGCCAGGCACTTTTCTGGTGCTGGACGATGCAATAGCTGACCGTGTCTTTGTCGGGACGGCCGCCCGGGGGGCCTGCGGTGAACCCCTGCTCAAAGAGCCAGCACGACTGCAGCGACGCCGCCATCGTGAGCGTGGACGACATTGGCATGAGCTCGTGGGCAGCGCCGTCGTAGAACGCCACCGTCGGCAGGCCCAGCCCGATGAGTCGCCGCCCCAGCTCGAGGTAGCGATCGTGGCTGCGGTGCTTGCTGTTCAGACGGACATAGCCGGTGACAAGAGTCGCCATGCGTCCTCCGTGTCGATCTCTACCAGCCATGCCTCGGCGTCCCGCACGCCATAGCTGGCCACGAGCCGCGAGCCGTTCCACGCCAAGCCGGCCGCAAACTCAATCGTTTGCTTTTCGCGGAACGCGAACGCCGGCGAAACCCGCCGCAGTTCGAGGTCAGCGTCGAGCCAGACGAACCGGTGCTCGTAGACGCGGCGGCCGTCGAGGCCTGCCACCTCGTGGACCAGGCCGAGCCAGCCGTCGTGGAACGCCAGCAGCTGCGAGCCGCCGCGGAACCGCTTGGCGATCGCCGGCGAGGGGCGACGCTGGGAGACCTGCCACGCCCCCGGGATCGACCCGCTGGGGTCCACAGTAACAACGTGGCCGTTATGGTTGGACGCGTAGAGCCAGCCCTCGCGGCCGACGAACGGCATCCAGTTCTTCTCGTGCTCCTGGACGTTGATGCCGTCGAGGACCCGCAGGCCCGAGAAGGTGGCGGCCTGGACGTCTAGGTCCGCCGTCGCGATTCGGCAGCGGCCGTTGAACGGCCCCACGTCACGGACGGTGGCGGACACGCCTAGACCCGTTTGGGTATAGCGCAGCCGGCAGTCCTCCAGGCCGGTGACCGGGAAGCCGGTGTGCGGGTAGTCTGGCCCGCTAATGACGCGGGCGGACGCCACGGTCAGGTCTGGACGCACGACGACAAGGACGTTTTCGGTGCGGATGCAGCTGCCGTCGGCGGCTGGCATCTCGTAGCGGCCGTCCACGATCTTGTAGTTTGACGACCGGACGAGGCACACCAAGTCGTCGCCGTGGCGGGCGATCGTGGGATTGAACAGCGACCAGCCCTCATGGGCCGGCTCGACGTCAATCCGTTGGTGGCGAACGGTGGCGAGCTCGTCGAGCGTGGGCGTGTACCACGTGCGGTTGGCCCTCACCATGTGCTCGATCTCGTCGGTGAGGTCGGGCCGGGCAAGAAGACGCTCGCACGCCCGGCGGCCGGCGGCATGCTCGCCGACGTAGTAACTGTGGACGCAGAGGGCGAGGTCGTGCTCCATGCACGCAGCGTAGGCGGCGGGTCAAGTCACGATGGCTGGCAGGTAGGCATCTCGCCGCGGGTCATCCGGTGCCGTCAGGCGTCGCAGTTCGTCCCGCAGACGCTCAACCTCATCGGCTGCAGCCCGCAAGTACCGGGCGTCGTCCGGGCTTGCAACGAGGGCGCGGGCCCGCAGAGCCAGCACGATGTCGCGTTGGGTTTGTGGTGTCATTACAGTCCCGTCGCTTCGTTCGTGTCTGTTGCCGGGTCGGGCGGCAGCAGGGCGGCGGCGTCGTCCCACGGGATCACCTCGACGGCGTTCATAAGCACGCTCTTGTCGGCCGCCTCCCACATGGCGTGCAGCAGCCCGCCGGGCTCGATCTCGGTGAGGATGTCGGCGCAGAGCATCAGGCGACCATCGGTGAGCGTGCGGGGGACCGGGACGCAGTTGGGCGAGCCGTGCAGGGCGTGCAGTTCCGCGAGCCGATGCGCCAGGGCGGGCGTGAATACAAGCGCAAATACCTTGCCCTCTTCGTAACTGATCGGCAGTGCCAATTCGCCCAGTTTCATGTGCGTTGCAAGGCCAATTGAAATCTTACGATAGCCCTATCGAAAAGCCGCACCTCGTCCTGCCCCATTCCCAAGCCGATTGAGTACCATCCCATGCGCGCGTTTGTAGGGCTCCCGATGGATGACGCATATTGCTCGACGAACACCGAATATGCAGTCGCAGACCCAAATGCCCGCGACGCGGTGGCTATCGCACCTGACGGAGAGCCATTTCGGTACATCGCAGGCCACGCGGCGATAATTCTGCCAGCAGCCAGCGGCCCAGCACCGGCCACAAATGGACTCACAGAATCACCGAAAACCTCTGCCGACGCTGAATACGATCCCATCGTTACGCAACGACGGTCGCCATTTCTGGCGTCAATCAAATACGCCGTCGCGTTGGCGATATGCACAGCACCGATCAATGTCTTATAGCTGCCCGCTGAACTTTCGGTTTGCAGCAGCCCGACGCCCAGATGAGCGTCTGGCGCTCGAATGCTGTTGCCAGCCAGCCCCGTGCTGAGATATTTCGTGGACCCGTTTCCAGTCAGGCCAGAGCTACTGCCGGTTTCGTTGTAATCGCCAGCTACAAAGTTGTTGTTGGTGTCCGTGCCGCTGCCTCGCGGCACGCCGATCCGCTCGCCAACGTAGAGTGGCACCAGAGCTGCGGCCAATCCTGTTCCGCAGAACAGGTTCAGCCGATAGAACCGGCCACGCAGCCCGGCAGCGGCGATGTCACGACAGAACTGGTCAACGGCTGCCATTGTCTGCTGGCTCACGCTGCCGCCGTTGTCCAACACTCGCCGCCGCCATATTTCCGCCTCTGCGTGCCAGCATCGGTCAGGCAACGGAATTACGGCAGGGCTTCCCAGCAGCCCATACGGCATCGGCGGCGGCGCGTAGCCGCTGGTCAGGATGCCTGGATTCACAGGTCCGCCCCGAGGGCCGTTACGTCGATGCTCTCCGCGTTGTGCGTGCTGACACGCACGCTCCACGACGCATTGGGCAAGACGAGGTTGTTGTAGGTCGTGCTGACGCGCGTGCCCTTGACGCTCGCGGAGACGGTGGCGGCGGCGATCGACACTTCGTCGAAGAAGTAGAAGGTCGAACCGTCATAGAGGAAGATTCGTACCATGCCGGCCGTGGTGGTGACCCTGGCTTGGCAAACGATCTCCGCGATGCGAGTCCCGGTTGACGCCCCGGTGATAAGCGTTGCGACAGTTCCAGTGCCATCGCGGTTGGTGTTGGCGGTGGCGATGTTGACGGACGCGACGCGTGGCGTGACTGCGAAGGCTGGATCGGCGGCCATGATGACTCCTATCGAAAAGACGACCAGTTGAAGACGTTGACTGCGGCACGGGCACGAGCGGCCAGGCGGGCGTTGTTGAGCGTGCCCGCGGTCAGCGCTGAGGCGTCCGTAGTGGCTGCCGCCGCCGAGCCCGTCGGTCCCGTGCTCCCCGTTGGCCCGGTCACCGTGGATGCAGCCCCGACGGCTCCGGTAGGCCCAGTGGGGCCTGGAGTAGTGGACACGGCCCCCATTGCGCCCGTTGGGCCCGTCACGGTCGATGCTGCCCCGGTACTGCCCGTCGCCCCCGTCGGCCCCGTGATCGACAGGCCTGGCTCACCGGCACTGCCCGTTGGTCCCGTCACCGTTGAGGCGGCCCCTGTGGGCCCCGTCACGTTTGAGGATGCACCAGTGGGGCCCGTCGGCCCGGCGACCACGCTGCCAACCAAGTCCCACGCCTGGCCGTTCCACGAATAGGTACGACCGCCGGTCGTCGTCTGCTGGCCGGGTGTCGGGTTGGAAGGGAATGTCAGCGGCATCGCGGGCCTCAAGAGTCAGGGAAGGCGGCGGTAGGCGGCGTGAACGATGTGCCCGAATACCTTGCGACGGTGCTGATCCGCAGGTCGTCCATGTAATAGAGCTCGTCAAAGGATGCCGTCGAGTTGCCGCCTATCTGAATGCCGCCAGAGTAGTTGACCGGATTAAAGGCGACGTCCTGCCCAATCCGCTCGCCGTCCAAATAGACGCTGAACGTGTTGGCCGTCACGTCGTTCACAAAAGCAACATGCGCCCACGTCGACAGCGTGTAGTCGCCTGAGTATTCGAGCAATGGATCATTCGATGTACCTAGTGTCCGCAGCCCGATTGCCCCTTCGGCAACGCCGATATCGAGCGCCCAGCGATTCGGGAAGTTGTGATATCCGCCGCCAACGACGTTGTAGTAGTCGCCGGCTTGGTCTTGATCAGCAAAGAACCACGTCTCGACCGTGTACGAGCCGCTTGACAGATTGACCGACGCACCGAGGTAATTGGATGAGCCTCCTCCAAACAGCCCGCTGGACCCACCAAACTTTGATTGGTCGGTGCTGATCTCAACGCTGCCATCAACCGTGACCGTGAGATTGCTCGACGAGCTGTCATCAAACGACGTGCTCTGGTCTGCACCGTCAAAGTGCAACAGCAGGGCGACGTTTGAGAAAAAAGGGTCACTGGCAATCCGTCGAGAAAAGAGCCCCGCTTTGCCCCTCATGACAGGTCTCCCACGACAATCCACGTGTCGCCTGCGTAGAGGATGGCCGTGCCAGCCGAATACTTGGCGCGAAGGCTGGCCCCCGGGGTAGCGTTGACCGTCACGCCCGTCGCTCCGGTGACAGAGACGGCGGCGTCGCCGATCCGCGCCACGTCAACATGCGTCCCAGTGGCGAAGGCCACCGATGCCGCCGCCGGGATGACGACGTTGATGGTGCCCGTCGATGCGTTGAACGTCAGCAGCTTGCCGGCATCGCCAAGGACGAGCGTGTAGCCCGTGGTCTGGGCATTGAGGGCTTGGGCGTCAGAGA